GCTGCGCGAATAGGTATAACCGTGGTTTATCCACAGGGGCCGGTTATCCACAAGGGCACACGAACGCCGATTTGGGAAATCCACAGGCAGGTTGTCCACAGGCAATCCACAAGGCAGGTGATCTGGATGGCAGTCGTGATCCAAGACACCCGCCGGCTCGGCAACGCATCGAAGCGCCTCCAGGACACGTCACCGGGCCCGTGGATCGCCTGGCGGACCAGATCGAGGGCTGCACGGGCGATCCGGTTCATCGAGACCTACTGCATCCCCCCGAAGGGCTACGGGGCAGGTAAGCGGCTCCGTTTGGCCCAGTTCCAGAAGGAATGGCTGGAAGAGGCGTACGCGGACGCCGTGAATTCGGCTGGGATGCTGGTGCCCCGCGGGAACGGCAAGTCGACGTTCCTGGGGGCGGTGGCGACCCATGCGACGTTCGACCCGGACGAGTCGGGTGCGCCGCAGGTGCCGATTGTGGCGACGACGTTGCAGCAGGCCAACCGGGCTACCTATGGGGTGGCGTTGGCGATGATCAACACGATGCCCGAGTTGCAGTCGCGGTCGGTGATCTATTCGGGTGTCGGGTACATGAAGGTGTCGGTGCCGTTCACGGGCGGTGAGATGTTCCCGATCTCGAACGACCCGGATGGCCTGCAGGGCTTGGACCCGAGTTTGGCGGTGTGTGACGAGCTGGGGTTCATGCCGATCGAGTCGTGGGATTCGCTGCTGCTCGCTTCTGGTAAGCGGCCCAGGTCGTTGGTGGTCGGGATCGGTACCCCCGGGTTTGACCGGGATAACGCTCTGTGGCATCTGCGTCATCAGGTTCGGGAGGGGTCGGTGCTGCCGGGGTTCCGGTTCACGGAGTTCTCGGCCCCTGAGGGTTGCGACATCCGTGACGAGGATGAGTGGCGTGCTGCCAATCCGGCGCTCGGTGAGGGGTACATGAACCTGGATGCGTTGCGGACGGCGGTGGCTTTGTCGCCTGAGGCGCATTTCCGGATCTTCCGGTTGGGTCAGTGGGTGGATGGGGCGGAGTCGTGGCTGGGTCCGGATGGCCGCAAGCTCTGGGACGACCTCACGGACCCGTACGAGTTCGTGTTGGGGGCGGAGACGTGGGTGGGGATCGATGTCGGGTTGAAGCGGGATTCGACGGCGGTGGTGACGATGCAACGCCGGCCGGACGGGCGTCTTCATGCGAAGTGCCGCCTGTGGGTGCCGTCGGCGTCTGAGCCGGTTGATGTCACCGATGTCATGCACTACCTGCGCCAACTGGACGCCGCGTACGACCTGGCGGAGGTTTCGTACGACCCCAGGTTCTTCGATGTGCCCGCGAAGATGCTCGAGGACGAGGGGTTGACGATGATCGAGGTCCCCCAGTCGGTGGAGTACATGACTCCGGCGGTGGGGTCGGCGTTCGAGATGATCAAGCGTGGCGAGCTCTCGCACGACGGGGATCCGGCGTTCGCGATGCATGTGCTGGATGCGGTGCCCCGGTTCAACGAGCGGGGTTTCACGCTGGCGAAGGGGAAGTCGAAGGGCCGTATCGACGCCGCGGTGGCTTTGTGTCTGGCTTCGGACCGGGTGTTGCGGTCCCGGGCTGCTCCGCCGGCGCCGGAGCCGTGGGCGGCGTTCGCGTGAACCGTGTCACCCGTGCCCTGATCGGGTTCCTGACTGGGTTGGTTCTTGTCATGGCTGGCGTGGTGCTGGGGTTCGTGTTCTCTGCGGTGGTCGGTGGGCTGCTGATCTCAGGTGGTGTCGCCGTGTCGGCTGTGTTCCTGCTTGCCTACGACATCGACCCGCCCCAGCGTGAGGCGACCCAGTGACCAGTTTGTTGCAGCATGCCCGTCGGGCGTTCGTGTGGCCGTACCCCACCCAGGGGTTTGAGTCGTTCAATTTCGGTGGCCAGCAGTATTTCGGGGTGTCGTCGGGTGGGGTGTCGACCCAGGACCGTGAACCGCCGCCGGCGGGGTTCGCTCAGATGGTCGATGGGCCGTTCCGGTCCAACGCCATCGTGTTCGCCTGCGAGCAGAAGCGGATTTCGGTGTTCTCTGAGGCCCGGTTCCTGTGGCGGGGCTTCAATCAGGGCCGCCCCGGGAAACTGTTCTCCACTGCGGAGCTCGACATTCTGGAGTCGCCGTGGGATCGGGGCACGACCAGTGACCTGCTGGCCGAGATCCTGGTCATGGCGGACATCGGCGGCAACGGCTACGTGGCTCGCACTCAGGAGCAACCGGATCGGTTGCGGGTCCTGCGCCCCGATTGGGTGACGATCGTCATGGGTGACTCGTCAGGGCGCCCCGTTCAGTCCGCTGCTCAGCTGGATGCGGAGATCATCGGGTTCATCTATGACCCGAAGGACAGTCGGACCGAACCGGAGGCGCTGCTCGCGTCGGAGGTGGCGCATTTCATTCCGCCTGGTTTGAGGGATCCGTTGGCCAGGTTCCGGGGGATGTCGTGGCTGACCCCGATCATCCGTGAGGTCCAGGCCGATCAGGCGGCCACGATGCACAAGCTGTCGTTCTTCGAGAACGGCGCCACCCCTCAGATGGTCGTGTCGTTCGATGCGGCGGTCACTGAGGATCAGTTCAAGGCGTTCGTCATGAAGATGGACGAGAGCCATAAGGGTTGGCAGAACGCCTACAAGACCCTCTACCTCGGCGGTGGGGCGACCCCGACGGTTGTTGGCAAGGATCTGCAGCAGCTCGACTTCTCGGCGACTCAGGGTAAGGGCGAAACCCGTATCGCTGCGGCGTCTGGTGTGCATCCGGTGCTGGTCCCGGTGTCGGAGGGGATGCAGGGTTCGTCGTTGAACGCCGGGAACTATGGGGCGGCGCGCCGGTCGACGGCGGATACGACGTTCCGGCCGTTGTGGCGGAACCTGTGCGGATCGCTTGCGGCCATCATCCCGCCGCCGTCGGGTGCCGAGCTCTGGTACGACGAGGCCAACATCCCGTTCCTGCGGGAAGACGCCGAGGCTGCAGCGAAGATCGTGCAGATCCAGGCGGAGACCATCACGAAGCTGGTTCGTGAGGGCTACACGCCCGAGTCGGCGTCAGCTGCGGTGATGGCCCAAGACCTCAGCCAGCTCGAGCACACCGGTCTCGTGTCCGTCCAGTTGCAGCCGCCCGGTCTTCTCGCTGCTGCACCGGCGCTTCCTAAGCCAGCGGCCCTACCAGTGGGCGTTTCGTCTAACGGGGGAGGGTCCTGATGGCCCAGATGACCACCGCATCGATCAACGACCTGCCCGATTCCAAGTTCGCGTACATCGAACCCGGCGGCAAGAAGGACGCCGCGGGTCGGACCATGCCCCGGTCGTTGCGCCACTTCCCGATCCACGACGCCGCGCATGTCCGCAACGCCCTGGCGCGGGCGCCTCAGTCACCGTTTGGAGCGAAGGCCATGCCCAAGATCAAGGCTGCCGCCCGCAAGTTCGGCATCGACGTCGCCGACGACGAGCGGGGCGACCACCTGATTGTTGACCACCGGTCCTACGTCCGGTCGTTTCCTCTCGAGGATGCCCGCATCCGTTCGGGTGACGGACGCACGGTTGAGGCGTACGCCGCGGTGTTCGACGTGCCGACCGTGGTCCGGGACCAGGACGGCCACTACAACGAGGTCATCGACCGGACGGCGTTCAACCGGGCGATTACCGACTCGGCCCCGCAAGGCAGTCGCACCACCTGGCGGGTCGGTGTGTTCTACAACCACGGCAGGACGATCTACGGCACCCCCTCCGAGCGGGGGTCGATGCCGATCGGGTCACCGCTCGAGATCAAGGCCGACAACCGCGGCCTGTTCACCGTCACCCGCTACAACCGGACCGAGCTCGCCGACGAGGTCCTGGAATCGATCCGGGAAGGCTCCTTGCCCGGCTACTCGTTCCAGGGCGCGTTCCGGCGCTCATCCGCGGTTGATGCCGCCGGTAAGGGACTGACCCGTGTCCCGCGGGGCGGGTTCCGGGCTGGCGCCGACGGCCAGCTGGTCACGGTCCGCCGCATGGAATCCAGCCTTAAGGAATATGGGCCCACCCCGTTCCCGTACTACGAGGCCGCTGAGGTGATCGGGATGCGTGCTGAGGACGCCGCACACCTGTTGAACGCCCTTGATGCCAACGAACGCTCGCAGCTGATCGAGCTGCTACGTGACGGCGCTCTGCTGGACGCTCCCGAAGAGGACTCGTCCGACGACTCGCCTGACCCCGACGCTCCCTCCGATGAGGGACTCGTCCCCGACGACTCGCCTGCCAACGAGGCTGAGCGCTCGAGCCGGGACTCAGAGATGGCACGACACGAGATCCTGCAGAAGATCGCTGCAGCGCGTCGTACCCGTCCGGGCCTAGCGCCCAGGAAGTGACGTCACAGTGAAGCTCAACGAAATTGTGGATCGGCAGCGTGCCATCGAACTCGAGCTCAAGCAGATCGAGGACGATCCCACCGCCGCCGACGAGAACGACGCCGACTACGTCGACACGCTCCTCGCCGAGTTCGACACCCTTGAGAAGCGGCGCCAGCCCCTCGCCGAGCGCGCCCAGAAGCTCAACCTGATCACCGCCGGCGCCAAGACTGACGACGGCATCGAATCGGGCGATAGCCGCGAGGCCCCGACCCAGGTGTACCGCAACCGCAAGGACCCGTTCGAGGACCTCGACGCGGTCCGTACCGGCATGGTGCGTGGCGCTGAGGTCCGGTCCCGTGCCCAGGACGCCATCGAGTGGGCGTCCCGGTCCCAGTGGGCCGATTTCCCTGACGATCACGCCGAGCGGGCCACTCAGCTCGCCGCCCAGAACTCGGGTGTCGCCAAGCACATCCTGATGACCGGCAGCCAGGAGTACTACGAGGCGTTCCGCTCGTACGTGTCGGACCCCGAGGGCATGGCCACCCGTGCCACCACCCTCGCCACCGGCTCACTTGGGTTCATGCTCCCGTTCGTCCTAGACCCCACCATCATCCTCACCAACGCCGGCAGCGCCAACCCCTACCGGCGTGTCTCGCGGGTGGTGCAGACCACGTCCAACACGTGGAACGGCGTCACCTCCGCCGGTGTCAACGCAGCGTTCGTCGGTGAGGCCGCGGCGTCCACCGACGCGTCGCCGACCGTCGGCCAGGTGCAGATCACCCCGCAGAAGGCGCACGCCTGGGTGTTCGGCTCGTTCGAGTCCCTCGAGGACTCGGACCTCGGCAACCAGCTCCCCAAGCTGTTCGCCGACGCCAAGGACCGGCTCGAAGAGTCAGTGTTCGCCACCGGCGCCGGCACCGGCGTCATCCCCCAGGGTGCGGTCACCGCAGCCACGACCGGCAACACCGCGGCGGCCACCGCCTACGCGGTCGCTGACGTGTACACGCTGCAGGGCCGTCTGACTCCGCGGTTCCGGTTCGGTCCCGGCGCGGCGTTCATGGCCAACCTGGTGTACCTGAACAAGACCCGCCAGTTCGACACCGCCGGCGGCTCCTCGTTCTGGGCCAACCTCGGTTCCGACACCCCCGAGCAGCTGCTCGGCAAGCCCATCTACGAGTCCTCGTCGATGTCGACCGCCACCGCCTCCGGTTCGAAGGTGCTGCTGTTCGGCGACTTCAACGAGTACATCATCGTGGACCGGGTCGGCATGTCCGTCATCTACGAGCCCATGGTCACCGGCACCGGCGCATCAGCCAACTTGCCAACCGGCCAGGCCGGCTGGTACTGCTTCTGGCGTGTCGGGGCTGCGGCGAGCACCGCGAACGCCTTGCAGGTGCTCACCATCCAGTAGTCGTTCCAACCACGGTCACAGAAGGGCAGGCTCCCGGGGTCCCGTTCCGGGTGTCCTGCCCTTCTGTCTCAACGGGAGACCCCCTCACACATGCATCCATCTATCATCAGCGTCTTCGAGAACGGCATCCTCACCGCCGACGACGTCCGCGGCCGCACCGTCCTTGAGGTCGGGGCCTGTGACGTCAACGGCAGTGTCCGGCCCATCATCGAAAACCTCGGCCCCGCCAGCTACTTGGGGGTCGATAACACCAACGGGCCCCGGGTCGACAAGGTCGCCGACTGCGGTGACCTCATCGCCACGTTCGGGTGGGGTGCGTTCGACGTCGTCGTATCCACCGAAATGCTCGAACATGTCGCCGACTGGCGGCGCTGCATCGCCAACCTCGCTGGCGTCACCGCCGAAGAGGGCCTGCTGGTCGTCACGACCCGGTCACCCGGCTACCCGTACCACGCCTTCCCCGAGGACTACTGGCGGTACACGCCCGATGTCCTCTCCGGGATCCTCACGGCGATCGGGCTCGACGTCATCGACTGCTTCCCCGATCCCGACGCCGGCATGCCCGGGGTGGTTGCCAAGGCCCGCAAACCGGTCGGATGGCAGATCCCCGCCGAGGCTTCGCTGCTTGCCCCTGCGATCCAGCCGGAACGGGCAGGGAACCGGCCCCTATCGATCCTAGGTCAGCCGCACGAGGCGGACGGGTCCGGGTACTACCGGTTCTACCTGCCGTACAAGCATCTGGCCCGCGGTGTCAACCACCGGATCATGCTCCCCGAGGCAGGCACCAAGTTCACGCCGAACAACGACGAGCTCGGCGACATCGACGTGATCGTCGGGCAACGGTTCATGGGTGCGCATGGCGTGAAGCTGTGGGACCTGTGGGCCGGCCGCGTCAAGCTGGTGTACGAGACCGACGACGACATGTTGCGCCCGGACCCGTCGAATTGGCTCGCCCACCTCCACGACGAGGCGGTCAGGGGCACCTACAAGCACTGTGTGCAGATCTCCGACCTGGTGACGGTGTCGACGGAGCCGTTGGCGGAGCAGATGCGCCAGTACAACCCGAACGTGGTGGTGCTCCCCAACTTCGTGCACGGCGACATGCTGTACCTAGACCGTCCCCGGCGGGATCGGGTGACGGTCGGCTGGTCGGGTGGCATGTCGCATCTGCGTGACTGGATGGAAGCCGCCGACCCGCTCCGCGACATCCTCGATTCGCACCCTAGTGTGGACATGCATTTCATCGGGCTCGACTACTCGCCGGTGCTACGGACGAACCGTGAATGCCGGTACACGCCGTGGAAGCCCGACGTGTGGGACTACTACCAGCTCATCGACTTCGACATCGGCCTCGCGCCCCTCGCCGACACGCCGTTCAATACCTGCAAGTCGAACATCAAGGCCCTCGAGTACATGGCGCTCGGCATCCCCGTCATCGCCTCGGACACTCCCGCTTACCGGGACCTCGTCGTCGACGGTGTCACCGGCTACCTCGTGCACGGCAAGGACGAGTGGCACGCCCGGCTCACCGACCTGATCAACGATGAGGCCATGCGCACCGAGATGGGCGCCAAGGGCCGGGAGGTCGCGTCCGGTTGGACGATCCAGCAGGGCTGGAAGCTGTGGCGTGACGCCTACGAAGCCGTCACCGGGTGGAAGGCGTGACGGACCCGATCGCTGCGAGTGTCGCCCGCTGGCGTGAACCCCACCGGCCCGCCTACCGCGGCATCTATACCCAGCAGCTCGAACCCGACCTGGAACGCTACGCCGAGGTCATCGCCGAGCTCGCGCCCCCGTTCGTCGTCGAAATCGGCCGAGCCGAAGGCGGAACCGCGGTATGGCTCGCCGACCACCTCGCTGACGCCAACCGTGACGGCGTCCTCGTCTCGATCGACATCCTCCCGCCGGCCAGGCTGCCTCCGACGCTCGCCAAAGTCGTCTACATCACCGCCAGCTCCACAGACGTCGAAGCCATCGCCGCCGCCCGTGATGTCGCTGTGGGTGGCCGCGGACTGGTCCTGCTCGACGGCGACCACTCCAGCGCCCAAGTCACCCGCGAGCTCGCCATCTACGCCGACATGGCGGCCTACCTGATCGTCGAAGACACGATCATGGGCGCCCTCGGTTACGACGACGGCCCCCATGTCGCTCTCGCCGACTGGCTTCCCGATCACCCCGAGTTCGTCCAGGACCCGGATCCGATCCTCACCCAGCACCCAGGTGGCTGGCTCAGAAGGAGGAACCCATGACGACCCTCATGCGCTGCCACACCGCCCACCATCAGGGCGACAACTTCGTGGCGGAGGGCACGATCCTGCCCGCCGGACACTCGCAGGCTGTCCCCGAGTTCTTCGAGGTCTATGAGATCGAGGACCCCAAGGTGGACATCGAGGCCCTTCAGGCCAAGGCCGAGGCCGCGGGCGTGAAGGTCGACAAGCGGTGGGGTGCCGACCGGCTCTACGAAGAGATCGCCGCTGCCCAGTCCAAGGGCTGATGATCACTTCCCGTGCCGTCGACCTCACTCCCGAGCAGCACTGGGTGTGCCCCAACTGCGTGCAGACGCAGGTGACCCGGGAGGCTCGACCTCACACGCCGTTCCATAACTGTGCGGGGCTTCGTGGCCTATCAGCACCGTTCGTGCCCGAGTCGATGGACTGCAAGGTCGAGGCTGTTGAACGAGGCGATTACGTGGGTCGGGAGCTCGTAACGCTGGACGGTGAGGCCCGGCCGGTGATGTCGATCGTGACGACCCGGGCTGATGGAAGCAATGACTGTGCGGTGCTCGCGCCGTGCGCTGGCGCCGTAGGAGGCAGCTGATATGGCTTGGGCCAATAGCTCGATCTTCCGGGCGTACGTCACGGACCTCGTCGAGGGCACGGTGGAAAACGCCGGTGCGACGTCGATGGACTGGTCCGGGGCCACGACCGTGAAGGCCGCGCTCTACAACAACACGACGGCACCCGACAACGACGTCACCTCCGCCAACACCGCCTACGCGGTGGGCCAGTGGGTGGTCGGTAACGAGGTCACGGACGGCACGAACTGGGACACCGCCGGCGAACCGGTCACGGGCCGGACAACCACGAACGCGGCGGACACGATCACGATGGACGCCACCGACACCCCCCAGTCGGGGGCGACGTGCACGCTCGCTAACGTGTTCGGCTGCCTCGTCTACTCCGACTCGATTACGACTCCGGTCGCCGACCAGGGCTACTGCTTCAACTACTTCGGTGGCTCCCAGTCGGTCACAGCGGGGAACTTCACAATCATCTGGAACGCCGCAGGCGTGCTGCGGTTCACCGTGACGGCGGCCTAGATGGACGCCTACTACGCGACTCCGCTGTCACCGTTCGCCCCGGCGATCGGCGCCAACTTCAACACGTTCACCACCAAGCAGGACGTGTCGCCGCTACCGCTGCCGATCCTCCCCGCGAACGCCTGCCGGCTCGGGACCTGCATCAAGATCGAAGCCGAGGGCGAATGGTCCGCCACCGGCACCCCCACCCTCGTCCTCGGCTTCTACTGCGGTATCCCCGGGGCTTCCGGTGGTGGCACGATCACCACAACGTTCGCCGAATCCGTCGCCTCCACCCTCTCGGCCAACACGAGCTTCCCGTGGCGGATGGAGTACCGCGGCAAGATCGTCACCATCGGCACCGCCGGATCCATCGTCGGCTCCGGGGACCTTGAGATGGGTACGTCGCTCTCGGCGATCACTTCGACCATGATCCCGATCACGTTGGCATTGCGCACGGTCGCGATCAACACGACGGTCGCCAACGCCATCGGCGTCTGTGCCACGTTCTCGGCTTCGTCCGCGTCGAACAACGTGAGGGTCTACCAGCTCACTGCCTCGCTGCTGAACTAAGGCGGGCCCGATGGCCGTCGCGATCCGCGGGACCACACCGGCCACTCTGATCCATAGCAGCGACTCGTCACCGCTGTCGATCACACTGTCCGGGTCCCGGCAACCCCAGTCCGGTGATGTTCTCATCATCGTCCACGGCAACAACTTCTTCACGCTGGGTGCCATGGCGACCCCGACCGTCGGTGGTTCCACCACTGGGGTCACGTCAATCACCAACGCCGACAACGGCACGGACAGCGCCCACATCAAATCGTGGTACTACGTCGTTGGATCGACCGGTGACCTCACCGTTGTCGAAGACGAGACCGGCGCCGCGGACGAAGACATCCTTCTCGCCGTCTACGTCCTCTCAGGGGTCGACACCGCTAACCCGATCGATGCTTCCGGCAACGCGGTCGCCACCGGCGCCTCCACTCACATTTGCCCGTCTGTTTCTCCTGCGAGCAGTGACGCCTTCCTGATCTGCCATACCAACATCGGTGGCGGTGCCAGCGTGGCGTCGTATACGCCGCCGGGTGGCATGACCGAGGCATACGACATCTCCACCGCATTCGGTGGATTCACCGGCGCCACCCAACAGTTATCCGCCTCGGGTGCAACCGGGACGAAGACTTTCACTCCGGCGACCGGCAACACCAACAACGCCGAAATCTCGATCGCAGTCAAGACAGGCGCCGCGGCAGCAGAGTCGTCCGCCTACTCGCCAGCGAGGCTTCCCGGTCGGATCGGCCCCGACCGCAAGGTCTTCCTCCCCAAGCCCCCGTTCGACACCAGCACGGTCTCCGTCGACGCCAACGTCGTAGCCGGTCTCGCTGACGGCACAGGTTCAGCCCTCCCAGCTATCGCCAGTGTCGCTCCGAACGCCGAGTCACCGACCGGTGCCGGTTCCGCCCTAACAGCCGTTATCAGTGTCAGGGCTCTGGCTGGGGTCGCCTCAGCGTCCGGTACAGCGCTCGCACCTGCTGGCGGCATCGGAGTCCTCGCCGGCTCGCCGACCGCTGCAGGTGAAGCCCCGCAGCCCACAGTTCAGACTGGCGCATCAACCAACGCCCCCGCGGGCCTAGCTGCCGCTACAGGCACCGCATTAGCCCCCACAGCGTCCATAGCTGCTCTCCCGGCAGCTCCGGTGGGTGCTGGTGCTGCGTTCGCAGGCACAGCGTCAATAGGTGCCCGCCCGAATACTCCGACTGCCGCGGGTTCATCTGACGGCACGACAGTCAGTACCTCAGCGAACACCAATGCCCCCGCGGGTCTGGCGTCCGCTACAGGCACCGCATTCGCCCCCAGGATCGCCGTAGCGCCCACTGCAGGGATCGCCAGCGGTGCAGGCGCAGCCAATCAGCCTGCGGCGCTGGTGCGGCCTACCGCTGGGGGTCCGACAGGTGCGGGCTCGGCGCTACAGCCCACAGTCCTGTTGGTCAAGACGGCGTTCGCCGGGTTGGCTTCCGGTTCCGGCTCGGCGAACGCCGCCACCATCCGCATCGCAGCACTCGCCGGTATCGCCACCGGGGTCGGTTCGGCGCCGCAACCGGTCGGTCAAGGCGAGCTGCCAGTCGAACCGATCAGCGACCCGCTCGAACTGGACGCCGTCGAAGCACCTTCCAAGCTGAATGCCGTCGAAGCCCCCACGTCGCTCAGATCCGTGGCCAACCCG